CCCTGATAGAAATTAATGACATTGGTGAACAGGTTGCTGAGTTACTACATTTTGAATTTGAATATGAGGACATACTGTTCACCGAAAGCGCAGGAAGATCTGGTAAAAGAATATCTGCTGGATATAGCAAGCGTTGCGACAAAGGTATAAGAACAACAAAAACAGTTAAGTCAGTTGGTTGCTCAATCTTAAAACTTTTGATTGAACAAGACCAGCTGATTATAAATGATTTTCAGACGATAAAGGAGCTTTCTACATTCTCAAGGAAAAGAAACTCGTTTGAAGCTGAGTCGGGTGCGCATGATGATCTGGTCATGTGCCTTGTTTTATTTGCTTGGTTGTCGGATCAAGCATACTTTAAAGAAATAACAGACATCAATACACTGATTGAGCTTAAAGAAAAATCTGAGCAAGAGATGATGGACAATTTATTACCATTTGGGTTCCATGACGATGGGTTGCCAGATGAAAATGTTATAGAATATCCTACACAAGACCCATTTGGTAACAGCGATTATGTTACTTCTGGGAACTTTGACAATTACTAAACATTGGGTTTTTATAAATATCATCAGTTGAATAACTATAAAAACTCTATTTTTTAAGGAGAATAGCAATGCCTTTCCAAGTAAGTCCTGGAGTTAATGTAAGTGAGATAGATCTCACCACGGTAGTGCCTGCCGTCTCAACCACAGAAGGTGGTTTCGCAGGTCAATTCCAGTGGGGTCCAGCTGAACAACGTGTTTTAGTTGATTCGGAAGATCGTCTCGTAAACATTTTCCAAAAACCAAACAATACTAATGCAGACGATTTCTTCACTGCAGCAAACTTTTTGTCATACGGCAACGCACTATATGTAGTTCGTGTTGTTAATGCTGACGCTAGAAATGCTGCAACAGGAACTGCTCTGCTAATTAAAAATGACGAAGTTACTGTAACAGGTACTTCAACTTTCCTAGCCAAATATCCTGGAGCTTTGGGTAACTCTCTTAAAGTTTCTGTTTGCCCTGACGCAACTGCTTGGCGTGAAGTTACCACTCTAGACTACGATGTAACTAGAAACTCTGATCAAGTTAAAATCACTAGCATCACTGGTGCTACTGATGTTACCAACGTAATTAATGTTGGCGATATCTTAGAACTTGGTGCTAATGCTCAACTTGCTAAAGTTGTGTCTATTGGTTCTTTTGACACAAACCACCTATTCATAACTGTTGATTCTAAGTTTAATGGCGCTACAGGCAGTCATACAAATGTGGCTAGAAACTGGGAGTTCTCTGGTAGTTTTGATTCTGCTCCAGGAACAACTGCATACGCAACTTCTGTGGGCGGTTCTAATGACGAGATCCACATTGCTGTAGTAGATGAAGATGGTTTGATCACTGGCACTAAAGGTACTGTTCTTGAAACATACGAAAGTGTTTCTCTTGCTGATGATGCTAAGACAGAAACTGGTGCTGCGAACTACTTCAAAGAATTGATTAATCAAGGTTCTAGCTATGTTATTGCTAATGCTGCAATCTTTTCTTCAGGAACTGCTTCTACTACTACGTTCAGCACTGATGGTAATGTACAAAACAACTCTTTGACTGGCGGTCTTGACGGAACTGCTCTAGACGCTGACGATAAAATCGTAGGTTATGATCTGTTCGCTTCAGCTGAAGATGTTGACGTTTCTTTCCTTCTGGGTGGTAATGCTGACTCAGTACTAGCAATTCACCTGATTACTAATATTGCTGAGAGTCGTAAAGATTGTATCGCAGTTATTTCTCCAGAGCGTGCTGACGTAGTTGGTACTGCTAATAGTGCAACCAAGCGTGATGCTATCATCGCATTCCGTGATGCTGTTGGCGTTTCATCTTCATACGCAGTTATGGATTCTGGTTGGAAATATCAGTACGATAAGTATAACGATGTTTATCGCTATGTTCCTCTCAATGCTGATACTGCTGGTTTGATGGTTCAAACTGACTTGACTCGTGACCCATGGTTCTCTCCTGCTGGTTATAACCGTGGCAATGTTAAGAATGCTATTAAACTTGCTTACAACCCATCTAAGGGTGATCGCGACCAACTTTACAAGAAAAATATCAATCCTGTGGTAACATTCCCAGGACAAGGTACTGTATTGTTTGGTGACAAGACTCTATTGTCTAAGCCGTCTGCGTTTGATCGTATCAATGTTCGACGCTTGTTTATTGTTCTTGAGAAAGCTATCTCGACTGCTGCTAAGTTTACTCTGTTCGAATTCAACGATGAGTTTACTCGTAGCCAGTTCACTAATTTGGTTGTTCCATTCCTACGAGACGTACAAGGTCGACGTGGTATTACAGACTTCCAAGTAGTATGTGACGGAACAAATAATACTGGCGAAGTTATTGACCGAAATGAGTTTATCGGCGATATCTATATCAAACCAGCTCGTTCTATCAACTTCATTCAGCTGAATTTCGTTGCGGTTCGTAGCGGTGTAGAATTCTCTGAAGTTGTTGGTCGAGCGTAATAAATATAACGTATAGAATCGGGAGATACGAAAATGGCGTTTAATGTAAATGAGTTTTCTGGAGCTTTGAAAGGCGGTGGTGCGAGAGCATCACTCTTCCAAATCCAGATCACTAATCCAATCAACGGTGTTGCTGATGCTCAAGTACCATTTATGGTAAAGGCTGCTCAGATCCCTGCCTCTACTCTCGGAGTGATCGAAGTTCCTTACTTCGGTCGGCAGGTAAAGATTGCTGGCAACCGCACTTATTCTGAGTGGCAACCTACGATTATTAATGACGAAGATTTTGCTGTTCGTAATGCAATGGAGCAGTGGTCGCATGCGATCAACTCTGCTCAGGGTAATGTGACTACAGCTGGAGGAACTGCTCCTAGCTTGTATAAGTCGAATGCTCAAGTTACTCAATATGGTAAAGACGGATCTATTCTCCGTGTTTACAACTTCGTTGGCATATATCCAACTGAAGTTGGTGCTATTGATTTGGCTTGGGACAGCGAAGCTATCCAAGAGTTCCCTGTTACTTTCCAATATGATTACTGGGAAGTTTCTGGCGGTACTACTGGCGACGCTGGCGGGATTTAATCCTAACAAGTGATTATGGGGTGATCATATAAATAAGTGTGACACCCCAAATATTATGAGGAAAAGACCATAATGGCTATAGAACTATTCGGCTTCCAAATAGGGCGCAAAGAGGATGATCTTCCTCCGACGGTACAATCATTTGCGCCACCACCAAATACAGATGGCGCACTGAATGTCACCGAGGGCGGTGCTTTTGGTACAACTGTAGACTTGGATGGTGCAGCCAAAAACGAAGCATCATTAATTACTCGTTACAGAGAAATGTCTCAACAAAGCGAGTGCGATAAAGCCATTGATGATGTGTGTAATGAAGCTATCGTTTTTGATGATACTGATGGCTCAGTTGGGGTTATGGTTGATAGTATCAACCAGCCAGCATCTATAAAGAAAAGGATCCGAGAAGAGTTTGATGAAGTCTTGGACCTTTTGAGTTTTGATAATACTGGTTATGATATATTCCGAAATTGGTATGTAGACGGAAGAATTTATTATCATATCATGATTGATACCAAGAACCCCAGAGATGGTATCAAGGAATTGCGTTATATTGATCCTCGCAAAATTAAGAAGATGAGGGTTGAGAAGAAGGATAAAAATAATCCTCAGGCTGGGAATAATCAAATATCAGCTAAGAAATATGATGAGTATTTTGTTTATTCTGCTCGAGGCGTAACTGCTGGCAATCAGGGAATTAAGATCGCTACAGACTCAATCGCATTTACACATAGCGGTTTGATGGATGAAAGAAATAGTATGGTTTTGAGCCACTTGAATAAGGCTATAAAACCAATGAATCAGTTGCGTATGCTTGAGGATGCGACTGTTATTTATCGTCTGGCACGTGCGCCAGAGCGTAGAATTTTTTATATCGATGTAGGTAATCTGCCAAAAGCAAAAGCTGAGCAGTACCTGCGCGATATGATGGTTAAGCACAAGAATAAACTTGTGTATGATGCTAACTCTGGTGAAGTTCGTGACTCTAGAAAACATCTAACCATGCTAGAAGATTATTGGTTGCCTCGTAGAGAAGGAAGTAGTGGTACTGAAATTAGCACACTTCCAGGTGGTCAAAACCTTGGCGAACTTGATGACGTTGAATATTTCCGAAGAAAGTTATATGAGTCATTAAATGTTCCAGTATCAAGGTTAGAATCTGAAAACCAATTTAATATTGGTAGAGCTTCAGAAATCAACAGAGATGAGCTGAAGTTCTCCAAGTTTATTGCTAGACTTAGAAGTCGCTTTGCTGAATTGTTCTATATACTATTAGAAAAGCAACTTCTACTGAAAGGTGTTATCACAAAGGATGAATGGTCTGAGATTAAGAAAGGTCTACGATTCGACTTCCTTGAAGATAATCACTTTGCTGAATTAAAGAAATCAGAGATATTGCGTGAAAGGCTATCTTTGGTACAAGATGTTGATCAGTTTGCTGGTAAATATTACTCTCAGGATTGGATCCGTAGAAATGTATTGATGCAAACTGAAGAAGAAATTAAAAATATCGACGATCAAATCGCCCAAGAAGATAATGGCGAAGACGATGATACTGATTTTTAATTATAAATAATATTTGGAGATTATTATGAGCGAGCAAGAAGAAGTAACCGTTACATCAATTGATGCCGTGAATATGGCTGCGGATGGAGATGTAAATGGTTTCAAAAGTGCTATCAATGATTTGTTAATGGATAAAGTAAGAAATGCTGTAGACGTAAAGCGTTATGACGTTCAAGCCAACTTTATGTCTCAAGATGAACCAGAAGAAGTAGAAACTACGACAGAGGAATAGCAATGGCTATCAAAAGATTTAAAGCATTCGTTGCCGAAGATAATACTGCTGCCGACCTAGCTGCCAAAGGTGGCGAAAATCCAGAAAAAACTCTAGCACCTAAAGCTAAAGGTGAGCAGGATTTTGTAGCAAAGCATAAAATGACTGTAACTAAGCACCCTGTTGCTGGAGACCATCAGTTTGACGGTGATCGTGCTGAAATCACGGAAGCTAAGATTAAGGAAAATGATGACGAGTGCGAATGTGAAGAAGGCGATGATGAGTGCGAATGCCCTGAAGATGACGATGAGGATGAGGAGTCCGATTTATCTGAGGGTAAAGTAGTTGACCAGCTTACTGCTATTTCTAAGGGTAAGGCTGCAAAAAAGGTTAAGTTTGGTAACGGCAAAAGCGAAGAGATCGATATGACCACTGCTTCAGCGTTGCTAAATATGTTAAAGAAACTCAAGCCTGCTAATAAATCAAAGGCTGAGAAAATGTTGGAAAAATCGCCTGAGGGTATGTTCCAACTATTAGACGTTGCGTTCGGAGGAAAGTAATGAAAGTATTAGGAAGTGCTGTAGCATTAAGTGCCACTGCCAATAAACTAAGCGATGCTGTTAATGTGCATGTTACTAACACTAATACTAACCCGCAAGAAGTTAGCGTATTCGCAGGCGCCAGTGGTGTAACTGGTGGATCTGCAGTCGGTACTGTTTATGTTGCTGGTAAGGGTAGTGTGCAGATTTCATTAGAGTTGAATCAAGGCATTAGAGGTGCTGCTGATATTTATGCCAGCCCGATAGCGAAATCAGGAATTTAAAAGTAGACTTATATTATGGGAATACCGTTGACATATACTGGCAACACTGTTATAGTTTCGCCATCAAACGCTAACGGCATATTTGATAGCACTATGGTAGAATGCGTGGCTGATCGCTCTAGTTCTGATGTTGTATCAGTTGGTGTTTATGATGGGGGCACAGCTATAATGAATATAACTGTTTCTGATGGTAGGAGATGTATTATAGAAAAGGGGCAAAGTTGTTACTTGGTAAGTAACGCTGAGATATCAGTAACTCCTTGTGAAATTGATGAAGAAACTCCACCTGAATAAAGAGAAAAATAAAGGAAAGAAAAATGAAACTGATCTGCGAAGTAAATGAAGATATTAATTATCTGACAGAAGCTAAAGATGAAAAAGGCGGTAAGTCTTACTTCATCGAGGGCGTTTTCCTGCAGGGCGATATCAAAAACAGGAATGGTCGTGTTTACCCTGCAGAAGTTCTGGATAAGGAAATCGCTAGATATAATAAAGAATATGTAGAAAAGAACCGTGCGTATGGTGAGCTTGGTCACCCGCAGGGTCCAACTATTAATTTAGAGCGTGTTTCCCACATGATTACAGATTTGAAGCGTGATGGCTCAAACTTCATGGGACGTGCTAAGATTATGACTGAAACTCCATACGGTGCGATTGTTAAGTCGCTAATGGATGAGGGTGCGCAATTAGGTGTATCTTCACGTGGTATGGGTACAGTCAAACCGAATGGGAAAGGAGTAGCCGAAGTTCAAAATGACTTCTACTTGGCCACCGCAGCTGATATTGTAGCAGACCCATCTGCTCCAGATGCATTTGTTCAAGGTATCATGGAAGGAAAAGAATGGGTATGGGAAAATGGAA